TAGGCAGTCTGCTTGTCCTCTGTTAATATGCCGCGCCTTTCGGCTTCTTTGTATGCTCCCCAATCTGGCATTTAATCACCTAACAGTTTCAGAAGTTCATCGTCGCTCTTTTCCACAAACTTAACCTTGGCCTCTGGTTCGCCCCTGAAGAAGTCGAAGAACTTGTCAAGGGTGCTCTTGGTCGCCTCGTCGATAAATGGCTGTTTTATCTCGCTCAGTATTTGCACAGGGTCGGCCCCTGGTTCTGATGATCGTAAATCATACTCCCTTATAGCGTTCAAATATCGTTGCGTATTGATGTCGTCTTGTGCCAAGTCAGTCGCTTCAGAACCTCCAATAAATAGATAGTTCTTTTTCGCGTTCAGAAGGTCTTTATTCCCCTGCTTGAATACAAGATTGTTTTTATAGTTGCTTGGATCGTCAATTACCGCCTGATTCCTCTGCTTCCATGTATGTACTTCGTCAGCGGTAAGACCTCTTTCAAGAAAACTGTCCAATTCTTCAGGAGTCCACTGCCCTATGTTTCTCTCTATTTCGTCCTCTGCTAAATCCTTTTTAACCATGAATGCTTCTGATTCTGCTAACTTATTTCTGGCCTTGACTAAGTTCCGGTATGTCCTCTTTGTGGATGTTGAAGCATCAGACTTGTCTATCTCAAAGTCTGTCAGTTTGCCTTCCGAATATAAATCGTCAAGCGTTTCTTCCTCTGCTGTTTCTACTTTTGCAGTTGCCCTTTGTTGCTGAGTATGAAGGTCGTTTCTTTCTGACCTTACTTTGGATGCCTTGGCTACATCTGCCGCCCTTGCTGATGCTGATTGAGAGTTTAGAATGCCAAGCCATTTAGTGCGCTTTTCCTCGCTGTCAAACTCGCCTTCTTTAATGTCGAATGCTGTCAATCTACCTTCTAGGAGCTTACCGAAGAAATCCCTTTCTGTTGCGTCACTAACTTGAGAATCAACAGCGCCCTCTATTGTCTTTCTGTGGCGAAGCTCTGACCTTGCTGATTTTATGAACGTGTCCCACTCGTCAGGCTCCCAACCTTTAGGCACTGTGCCGTCCATGTCGTTGAGAATGTCCTGTGCTTCTGACAGGCTCACAACATCAAGCCCACGCCTTAGAGATTGCTCTGCCACTTCTCTCTGCACATCTCGCTGGCGGTCAATCAACCCTTGTTTTTTGGCTGGGTCTTTTTCAATTTCGATAAGTTCATCAAATAAACCTATGGTCTCAAGAGTGCCTTCTGCTGCCGCCAGGTTGTCACCGTTCCGTGCTGCTCGCTGTGCATCGACAGAAGCTGTCTCTATCCCCTGCTCAATCGTCGCCTTTGCTTCCTGGTGCTGCCTTTGAATGTCAGCACCCCTAACATTTAACCCAGCCGTGCCAGCCTTAGAATCAAAGAACGTGCCAATCTCTTGACGGAATGCAGGTTCCACGCCTGACATGATGCCTTTTCGTAATCCGTTCATCTTTTCGTTGAATTGGATAACATCGTCTGGATGGTCTTGCTGTATCCGTCCTATGCTATCCCTTATGTCAGTAGATAAAGATGCAAGGTAAGCGGCCCTGAGAGCTTTGTTGTGGGATTTAATCTCAATGCCACCGATGAAATGCTCTTCTTTCAATTCTGGAGCTTGAGTAATCCCGCCTTTCTTCTGTAAATCAGTAAGAGCAGCAGACTCTTTCCCCCGCGCTTGTGCTTTCGCTGTCAACTCCTGTGCTGCAAAAGAAAAGGTCTGGTCGCCAAAGGCGCTTATCCTGTCGGCCAAAGATAGCAGACCACTAGCAGCGCCAGAAGTCGCATTGATTGGTCTTAGGTTTACCGTTTCTCTAAATACCCCGTCTGCCATGATATTCCTTTAAATGGTCCCTGCTATCTGCGCTGCTTTCCCCATATCCCCAATTAAGCCGATTTTAGCACTCGAGCTTGCTTGTTTCTTGGAAACTTTCCCTCTGGTTCTCGTGGTCAACGCTTCTAGCCTTGATTGGAAAACGTCTCTTTGTGTCGCTGTCTCTTCCGTCCTAATGCTTTCCTGTAGTATCGTAAGCGGAGAACCTTCAAATGCAGAGATGCCTGACGCACCGGCCCCGGCTGCTTGTGTTGCAAGTGCCTGGGAAAGTCTCCCCTTTCTGTCGCCCTCTCTCTGTATAGCGGCAAGTTCTTCAGACCTTGCGCCTGTCTCTGCCTCCATCTTGGCGATAGCACCAGCATCCTGTTTTTGTTTGAAACTTAGAAGGCTAGAGGCTACTGTCGCAGCTAACATTACCATTGCCATTAGATTTTTACCTCCATACCAAGATTTAGAATCGTCATCGGCATTGGTGTGTCTTGAGTAATCGTAACATCTGCCTCTAAGGACCAGCCTAGAATAAACATTCTAACAACTCCGGTCTGTGGCTCTGGTGCATCAAACTGATCTTGACCGATTGTTTTATCTGCTATCCTTTCGCCGTTAACAATAATACCGTTAGACTCAAACAGTTGTAAAGAAACTCTTGCAATCTTCTTTTTGCTGGAAGCGTTAGGACCATTCTGCAAATTGACGTTGAGTGGCATAGTCGTAATGACAGGAAGATACTCAAGACCGGCTTCTATTGTGTCGGCTTCTCTCTCTATCGTTATCTCACCACCTACCACGACTTCATCAGACTGAACTGCTCCATCTGCTTTGACTTTTACAGTCTCACCTTCCAGATGGTCAAGCCCTGTTAAAGTGTCAGACGCAAGACCTGTTCCTATAACTGAAGAGTCAGTATTTAAATCTGTGTTTTCTCGTTCAATGTAATAAACGGTTGTGCTGTCAATCACCCTCTCAACCAATAGATTAAGCTGGCTATCTACAACTGCCGCGCTCTTAATATCCCCTGAAGTCTCCCAGCGTGTAAAGCCTGCGACATCTTCGGTGGCTAGGGTATTGAATACAGTAATGTTTCCGTCACCGTTCACAATATAAACGTAATTAGCATCTGTTGATTCGGTTCCCCTTGCAACGGTCATCTGTTTAGGAGTGTTAATCAAATGAGCTGCGAGAATTGAAACGCTGCGGGATTGGTTCGCCTGGAAGTCCCTGACAAAGACAAACTGGATAATAGCTTTCCCGGTTCTCTGTGCAAACAATGTCACGCCGTCTATTGTGACCGGCCTTACCCTTCGTGAGCCCAAGTTGCTCTGGGGTATAAAAGACACGTTTGATGGTGTCAATGGCGAGCTTGGAGCATAGAACTCGCCGCCAGAAGTAAACACCTGGAGAGAACGATTTGAGAATATGGCCTCGACAGAGTTAACCTGATCTGTATCAAGTGTTGCTTCTATAGCTCGATCATCTAAACCACGACCTACATCGAAATTGAAGAACTCACCAACAACAGACCCGAAGACTGTTGACGGTCTTTGCTTTGCCCCGCCGAACCACAGACGGCCCTCATGGAAAGTGCAGGTAGTAGGCCATCCCCTGTCTGCTGACCATGTATCCTCTGCCCTGGAAGTACCAGCTTGCACCCTCGCTGAAGAGATAGTCTCGTCTCCAGTTGTCGCCCCTTGAACCATAAAGCCAGTAACTAGCCGCCAATCTTTTGCAGATGCACCTGAAAAAGTAACGGTAAAGTCTGCGTTAAACTCTGTGCCACTTGCAAAAACTACTGATATACCTGTGGCTCCGGTATTCGGTAAAGATTGCAACTGCTCCCTGATAGCTTCAGCCATGTCTGAGTTTGCGCCCTCATAGCTGAAATCCTCAGTCAAAATACCCTCAAGACCTAATTTAACTGTTGAGCCTTGCTCCATGCCTGCAATGGTAATGGTTTGAATCTCATCTACAGGGGTAGGGCTTGAACCATCGTTAAAGTCGAACTGTGGTATATTAAGCAACGGTAAGGCTGCAACTGCCCATGCTGTGTCAGATGATCTTGTGATACTTTGCGGAGCTACATCAGGATGCGTGATAATGACTGTATCCGCTGTCTGGATATAATCAATGTCATCAAGTTTGGACAACGCCCACGGAGTATCGAAGAAATCTTCACCTGACCCATTTATATTAGTCTGCAATACGCCTTCTTTATAAACTTGGGCTTTCAGGTCGGTAAATACCAGTAGATAGTTTTGCTCTGTGTTGAAAGAGAAGTTTTCCACCCTGCCATCACCTAGAGCAACCCCTAAGAACTCCTGCCCTGGTCGCTTCTTCAAGCCACCTTGAGGAATAGATAGAACGTTCTGAGCCAAGGCAACGCCATTGTAGTAAGCCTGTAAATCAATTCGGCCTACCAATAGCGGGTCAAGTTCTCCCCGGTTCATATTGCTTTGGAAAGTCCATTGCGGCATTAGTAAAAGTGTCTCCCATCAAAGCCAGATCCTCGAACGTCTATAAATGGCGAATCAATGATTGACTCTTGCGGTCTGGATTGTGAATCGACCGCCCTTGCTTCTGCTACCTTCATCCTAAACTTCTTCTCGTAAAGTTCTGCCATTGCGTTATCTTCTGTGATAGAGATAGCAAACTCGGACGCCAGCTTATACTCAAGAGATTTTACAAAGTGAGGGGGTAAAACTGTCTCATCTGGTGCATAGATATAACGAGCAAGTAGGTCGTTTTGGTTCGTGTAAACCAATGACCCAACGATAATGTAGTTTGAGTGGGGAAGGATAGCCCACAACCTCACCAGATCACCAGGGAGTTGAAAGGCGCTGTTGAAGTTCGTGAGTGGATCCGGTGTTTGAGATAGTTTGGAAAGTTTCTGCTCTTTAAGAGCAAACGACCAAGGATGGGTTGACAGTACCGACTCATAGGTAGATCGATAAAGGTTGGCCGCTACCGTGGCCCCTGCGCCTGAATCAGTAAACGAGCTGATAGGTTTATCACCAATCAACATTAACGCATTACTTGAAATCTCTATTTTTGTTGACATAAATC